GATTTTCAAGAAATTAACGGTCAAACAATTACCACTATTTTAACAGGAAATGCAACGGTAACTGGCGAGGTTACTAGGTAATGGCCGATATCACGACTCTACAGCTTACAACTACACAAGCCTCAAATGTCTCCATAACAACAGATACTACTGTTTTAACACAAACTAGTGGTACAATTAATTTAGCAAGTTTAAGTTTAAGTAATACCGCTCCTGCTGAAATCGCAAGAACAGCAAGTGCGGGGATAAGTAATCTGGCAGCTCGAGCTGACCATGTACATAGTGCAGCAACTTTGTTGCTTGATGGAGGAAATTATTAATGGCTAATAAGATTAGAATTAAAAGAAGAGCTGCTGGTGGCGCTGCTGGAGCTCCAGCAAGTCTTGAGAATGCAGAATTAGCATTTAACGAACAGGATGATGTTCTTTACTACGGTGAAGGAACTGGCGGCGTTGATGGTACAGCAACACAAATTTTGGCAATTGGTGGCTCCGGTGCTTTTGCAACATTGACTACTGAGCAGACAGTAAGCGGAAATAAAACATTCTCTGGTGTAGTTATTGTACCAACTCCATCTGCAAACACTCATGCTACAACAAAAGCATATGTCGATAGCGAAATTGCAAATTCTATTGCAAATGTTGCTACCACATTCACTGTTGCTGGTGATGGAGGTACACCACAAACGATTACAACAGGTGCTGATACTTTTACAATTTCTGGTGGAACAGGTCTTTCATCTGTTGCTGGTGCTACAGACACAGTTACAATTAATCTTGATAATACAGCAGTTACTGCCGCAAGCTATGGTGGTGCAGGGACTGTTGCAACCTTTACAGTTGATGCACAAGGTCGCCTTACAGCAGCCAGCAACTCAACAATCTCTATTACAGGGTCGCAAGTCAGCGATCTTTCAACAGCGACTGTTACATCGCTTACTGGAACAGCAAATCAAATTGCTGTCAGTGCATCTGCTGGTGCTGTTACATTAAGCCTTCCAGCAAATGTTACTATTTCAGATAGTTTAACAGTCACTGGAGATCTCACAGTTCAAGGCAATACAACAACTCTTAATACAGCAACACTTGTTGTTGAGGATAAGAATGTTGTACTTGCTAATGTTGCCTCTCCAGACGATACAACAGCCGATGGCGCTGGTATTTCAATTCTTGGTGCAACAACAAAGACATTGAATTGGATTGATGCAACAGACGCTTGGACATCATCGGAGCATTTTGATCTTGCTTCTGGAAAAGTTTTCAAGATTAATAACACAACAGTCTTGAGCGGAACAAACTTGGATAATGTTACTGTTGATGGCGGTACTTTCTAAAAGGAGCCAACAATGGCTAATATTGTAAAAATTAAAAGATCCGGCACATCAAGCTCAGCGCCGACAGATCTTGAATACGGTGAATTGGCAATCAACTATGCCGATGGTCTATTGTTCTACAAAGATTCTAGCAACACAATTGTTTCTTTTGATATCAGTGGAACATTTAATGTCAGTGATGTTGGTAACGATTTAAATGATCTAGAAGTGTCTGTTGCGATGCAAGTCTTTTAAGGGTTAGAACCTGATTTCTGGTACAATTGAATATTATGGATGATGTCAAAATCAATACAAGCAAAACTCTTACATTGACACTTCCGAGCGACCCTGAAAGTAATGTTGTTTCTGTAAGCCTCTATCATGAATTTGGTTCATTAGTTTCTGGACCAACAAATGCAACGCGATCAAGCGCTGGGGTGTACACAATTACTTATGGTCAGCAGGCATCAGGTATCTATGTATTAAATAGCGCAGGTCGTCACAGAGCTGATTTTACCTACACTGTGTCCGGAACAAGTTATACACAATCTCAGTATATTAATGTTTATACACCATATGCAAATATTGATACATTCTTTGAAAATCACCCAGAACTTGAATCAGACTATTATGATCAATTCAATAACATGGAAAAAAGAGTTCGTAATATAATTAATACATTTTGCGGTCAATCATTTGATTATTATCCAAACAAGTATATGCTCCTTCAGGGAAGCGGCAAAAAAACTATTCATTTGCCATTTCCAATTAGCACATTAAGAAAAGTCACTGTAAATGTTGGAGATGAAGACGAGGAAGTTCTTCATGATTCAACAGATGCAACTGTAAATAATATTGAAAAGTCTAGGGAGCCTCATAATTTTCAGAGCAGTTATTATATCCAATTTAAAAAGTCTTATCTTGATAAAACTCAGACAAGAATTTATGAATCTAGATTTAGTGAGGATGATGACTTTAAAATTGAAGGCGATTTTGGATGGCAGTTTGTTCCCAATAATATTGAGCAAGCAGCAGATCTTTTGCTAGTTGATATTATGACTGATGATTCTGAATTGCGCAGACACGGTGTTGTTTCCGTAGACATGGATACTATTAGCTATACAACAAAGTCTTCATTCTATGAATCTACGGGCAATATTGATGCAGATGTATTGCTTATGGATTACACATTGTTTGTGATGGATTATGTGGTCTAAATGTCTAACGGGATTTTTCTTAAACTTCCTCATAAAATGGATATTTATACCAAAACAATTACAACCAGTGTTGCTGGGCAGAGAACTGTTACTTATTCAAAGTCGGCAACAATAAAGACTTTCTTTCAGCCTATTTCATCTGAGCGAAGAGTTAGTCCTTATACTGATAACATTGATGAGTATCAATTTTATGTTTCTTATCGTGATGCTGAGCATATTACATACGATAATAGAATTCAAAACATTGTAGATAGATATGGTAATGCTGTATATAGCGGTCCAATTGAAATTGTTAATATTGTTAAGCAACCAGGTTTCAATGGTAAAATTAGACATGTGCAATTAGTTGGTAGAGTGGTGGTAGAAAATGCTTAGTATTAGAATTAATAAAAACGCAGCATTAGAGCTAGATATTGCTTCTATTTATACAGAAACTCTTCCTAATAGAATTGCTGCTGCTCGTTCTGCTGCTATGGAAAAAGCAAAAAAGGAAGCAAAGGCAAAACTTCCACAGCTTGGCAGACCTGCAAAATATATTGTTGTCTCAGTTGAAGGGTTCGGTCCAGTCGGTGCAACCATTAAAGCGTCTCCGCAAAAATCTTATAGAACTGGTAAGCATGGATATGACAGAGGAATGGGTGCATCTATTTTCTTAACGGGAAGAAGAGCCGGTAAAATTATTTTTTCTCAATCAAAGACATTTATGAAGATAAGACCAGAAAGCGTTAACAAGGGGTATCCGCCATATTTGGTAAAAGTTCGTATGGGTGCAGTTAGATCTCATAAAGACGAGGTTAAGAGGATGCTCAAGGAAATTACTTTGAGAAATCTTAGAAGGGGTCTTAACCTACAAGGCTTTGGGCCTAGAGGCGGGGTTGTGAGGCCTACCCTTGATGCCCCAGCGCAGATTGTAGGATAGTTTATGCCAATTAGTGTATATGATATTAATCAATATTTAAAAGATGATGCAACGCTTGCCAATATCGCTGGCAAAACAATGAGCTTCTTCCCGGCACATGGTTATGGAAATGAGGCGGCTCCATTTGTTGTCTATTTTTACTACCCATTTATACCTTCAGTAGAAGCTTACTGGAATAGGTATGATGCTGTTAAATATTCTATTTATGATAGCGATGTTGATAGGCTTTTTCAAATAGGTGAAAGAATTATTGAATTGCTTGGTATAGCCGATCAAATACAAGGGAATGTCCCAAGTTCAAATGTTAGAGTTCTATCAACTTATTTAGCATCTTCTAACTTTATAGAGCCTCTTGAAAAAGAAGGCTGGTATCAAATGGACCTTGATTTTTCCATATATTCGGTAAGTGCCTCTTAAAATATGGTATTATAAAAGTATATGGAGTATACTGTTATTACCTATATAGGAAAGACTTCAGGATATGTTGTCAATATAGGCAAAAAGATTTATGAGTTTGAGTGGCAAAAAGGTCGAGGAATCGGTCGCCGCTCTGATGAAATAAACCCTGAGCACGTTAAAGTAATTTCAAAATGGCGCGACAGGAAGGGCAAAAAAATATTTGTCCTAGAATAAATTATAGGAGGAAATAACATGGCAGTTTCAGTTTCTAACATTGTCGTGGGTGAGGCAACAATTAAGACTGGTGCTTCTAACACAGCAATGACAAACGCTGACTTTGACAGCCTTACAGATGTGGGTGCAACAAACGGCGGTGTTGAGATTTCGTGGGAGCCTGACATGGTTGACATTGAGATCGACCAGTATGGCGATGCAGCTAAGGTTATTCAGTCCAAGGTTAAAGTGATGGTTAAGACCACACTTGCTGAGGCAACACTGAACAACCTTGCTACAGCATGGAGCTATGACAACGCAACAGATGGTGCAGACATCATTTCAAACAATGATGGTGCAAACACCAAGACTTTGCTTTTCGGTACGCAGTCGGTTTATCCGTTTGAGTACGCTCTGCAAATCACAGGTAATGCACCTGGCTCTACGGCATCGGTGACGAAGACACGCAAGTTCAACACAAAGCGAGCAGTGTCGTTCACATCGTCAATGCTGTCAATGAAGCGAGCCGAGGCCTCGATGTTTGAGGTTTCGTTCCGTATTTTGCCGGTTACGGCAGATGCTGGTTACGAGTACGGCAAGATCATTGACCAAGTGTGATTTTAAGATTTAAAAGTCTTTAATCTGAATATCCCGGCGGGATCGGTATGGTATACTGAAAACGCCGGGATTTTTCATCCCCAAAACATAGGAGACAAATTAAAATATGGCAACAAATGATGATCTGTTTAATGGTAAGGAAATCCTCTTCGCTGATGGAAAGAAGCGAGTGGTTAAGCCATTGACAATCAAGAACCTTCGTGAGTTTATGAAGGTTGCAAATGGAATGAAGCAGAATGCGGAAGAAGGTGGAATGACCGATGAAGATATTGATAAGATGGTCACTGCCGCTTCTATTGCCTTAAAGAAGGCAGACCCTGAATTGGCAGCAGACAGAGATGCTCTGGAAGAAGTCCTTGATCTTGCAACATTTGCTCAGGTCATGGCTGCCGCAATGGGTAATAACGACCCAAACTTGTAAATGGAGAAGGTGGCGAGCTAGGTGAAGACCTAGCTTGGGAAGAACTACCTCTCCTCAAATACGAATCTGAAGTTTTTGTCAGAGTTGGCGCTTGGGCAAGTTTAGAGCAGTTAGAAGAATCTCTTATATTGCGTGAACTATTTCTCTTGCATCGCGCATGCAGTCATCAATTTATGCAACAGTTAAAAGCACTTGCTTATTCGCAAGGCGCTGAAGGTGTTGATTTTGAGGAAGATTGGTATGATGTGTCGGCTGTAGCAAAAGATGACAGAGTTATGCGAATGCATGACCTTCCCAACTTCGCAGCAACTGGTCTATCCTTAGGATACGAGTCAGCGCCTCAACAAAATCAATGATTTTATTGCTTTTTTTGACATCAAGTGCAATAATTAAGATGGTGAAATATGTCTGATGTCG